AGATATCTTTTCTGATGCATTTTCGGATAAAATTTGCATCAAACCTGTTCGGTAGTTTATTAGTCGTCCAATAGTATACATGTTGTTTTTCTCCTTTAAAAAAATTCTTGGGTTTGATTTTATATAATCAATAAAATTCGGAAAGCGGTCATATTCTTTTTCCCGTGTAACATACATTTGATAATAAACAAAACCCGGTGTATAATACCTTGTTTTAACGAGATATTCTAAACCGCTGGCAAAATCTAAATCTTCACCGCGCCCTATTGACCTATATCCAGATTTTAAAGCAAGCTCTCTCTTTACTGGGCAAAAATGATTTAATCCAGAAGCCTCCCCATCATAAGGGTTATCAAAGCCGGATCGATATTCATGCTTCAATACACCGTCTTCATAACGCTTTAAGCCTATACATATAACATCACAATCGCTTTCAATCCCTTTTAATACTTCATCAAAATAATCTTCAGAAAGAATGTCATCGTCATCAACAACAACAACATATTCACCAACCGCAAATTCAAGAATCCTTTGCCTCTTGTCTCCCAAGCAATCATCACCAAAGTCAACAAGCACCTCACACCACTCAGGTGCATTATTTTGTAACCAAGATACAAAAGATTGTTCTCTGTTTTTTAAGGTTGCTATGCAGATGCTTAATTTCATACTATCGGGTAAACTCCTGATACATGATAAGTGCAGCTTGACCTTATTAAACCACCATAGTGAGTAATGCGCGTGTCTGTGCCATCATACCAAAGGATAAATAAAGCAGGTGGATAAGAAGCTACCCTTGCAGTAGGGGCAGTATAAAATTTTAATCCATAAGTAACACCAGATGTAATGCCAAATGGATTACCGGACCTTGTTAACAAATCTTTTAAAGTTGCAGAATAATCGGAATCAAAATTTGGAGTTAGTCCAAATAATAGTTCAAGCTGTCCCAAAGAGTTTACTTGAGCCTTATCAATAGTTCCACCACCATTACTAGAGGTCCATCCACTGGTATAATTAGTTCCGGGGCTGCCAAGGCTGCCGTCTCCTAATACAACGTCAGAAGATGTGCCGCCGGATGTTATATGAGACGATGCGGTTATATCACCGCTCACCGTTAGATCTCCGGTGTTGTTTTGATCACCCCCCACAGCCAAATTAAATACACCGGATCCACTATTATTCAAAGCCAATGTAAAGTCACCGCCGGACTCGGATGTTAGTAAAAATTTTCTATTTGTAGCTTCATCGGCCTTAAGATCTAAATTATACGCAAACCCAGACCCCCAATAGCCCTTAAGACGATAATACCCAGTATTGTCAGTGTCTGTGTTTATAATAGCAATAGAGGTATCATTAACACTGTTCCCGCGCCCGACAACATCGGCAAGTGTATCGCTTTCAACGGTTAAGTATCCTTGACTGGTTACCCATGATTGAGTAGCATAGCCAGCCAGTGCATGATCACCCCAGCTATACGCCTCCGTCCATTGTACCGAGGTACCACCGCTGGCTGAAACCTGGCCATCTAAATCAAAATTAAATACGCCGGTTCCAGTATTTGTTAAAGCCAATGTAAAGTCACCGCCGGACTCAGAACTAATTAGGAATTTTCTATTTGTAGTTTCATCAGCTTTGAGGTCTAAATTATACGCAAACCCAGACCCCCAATAACCTCTCAGCCCATAGTAACCACTATTGTCCGTATTAGTGTTAGAGATCTGTATAGGTCCATCATTAACAACGTTTCCCCGCCCGACAACATCGGCAAGTGTATCGCTTTCGGCTGTTAAGTATCCTTGACTGGTTACCCATGATTGAGTAGCGTAGCCCTGACTGGTTACCCATGACTCAGTAGTATAACCCTGATTGGTCACCCAAGTTTGTGACGCTATTTCGCTACCGCCATAATAAGCGGATCCAACGCCTCCAGAATCAACGATTGAAAAGATAGTTGTTCCGTTTATGTTAAATTTGTGGCCCTCTCCGATAGTGTTCGGAAGGGCGTTATATATTATATCCTCTCCCGATGGACCTGTAATTAACAAGTCATTACTTGTAATTGTGATTAAATTCCAAGCAGTTAAATTATCAGATGTTATGCTATACGCAGCAGATGCGGTAAACACCGGGTCTGTTTCAACTGTTAAGTATCCTTGGCTGGTTACCCAGTCTTGAGTGGCTACTAAATATCCTCCAGCGTAATAACTACCAGCGTAAACTAAGGCGTTGCCGTCAGCAGTAATGGTATTATCCGAGACAAAATGATATGCGTTTAAAGTATCATCATAACGAATGTGATCAATATTGTTGGAATCAACATAACTAAAGATCAAGCTTGATCCATAAAACGCTTTTGTTTCCAGAGTGTTTTTCGGAACAAAGTTGTCATTAATGTCGGATATAGTATAAGCGTCAGTAATGCCGTAGCCTGCTATAGTAGTAGGGTGAGAGTCAAGGTCATCAAATCCAAGCACAACAACACCAGTCTGACCATTAACGGATAAAACAGACTCTTGACCAGGCTCCCAACATAAAGCAGTAGCGTTATATCTTAACAAGTCGTTATCTAACACACCCACTGTCGAAACGTCCGGTAACTGAGAAATTCTTGGGACCGGAAAAGCATCTACATAAATAGCGCCATTTGAGGCACTCACTACAGTAACAAGAGCAACGCCTATCAAACTATTTGGTTTAGCTGGCGGTGTGTTTGTTAGTTCGCCTGCCGTAGTGCTTACATAAAGTATGTCCCCAGCGGAAAAAGAGGATGTGTCTAAGTTCCTAACCAAACCTCTTTTCGTTGCAAGCCCTTCCTCTCCTGAAATCACATCTTGAGTAGCAACACAAATAGAAGTTTGTGTTGTAATCGCTGTTACTGCCTGCGCTAATGCAACGGTAACCCTCCCACCTAACTGACCATTTATATAAAGCACTTGTCCTTCTGTTATGTCGGATCCTGTGTTGTTTTTAAAATACACAACATCTTCTTGAAACCCTTGTATAATAACACCATTCCCCATACCAAAATCAAAAGTATTGTCTTCATCGTTCCAGGCTATTTCACCCTTTTCAACACTATATCCGGCCGTTGTAGAAAACTCTATATGGCTATTTGTTGTTAATGATGCGGCGGCAACAACACCAGAGGCATTAAGGCTACCAGTTAAACTAGTGTTTCCATTGATATAAACATCACCGTCTGAATTTAATAATAAATCCCCCTCAGTAGAACATATTTCGAAAGGTGTAACCGCACTAAGTTTATCAACCGTATTTGATGTAATGCATCCATATTGAGTGCTCCCGGCGTAATAGGTTGTTTGTGTTGCAGCTACACTTGAGCCGTAACCTATTCGCAATTGCTCCGGCGCCGTTGTCTTTGTAATAGAGACGGGCGTATCATTTGCCTGTGTTAAGTATCCGGCAGATTCCTCCCAAAGCACGGGGTTTGTGTCGCTATCGTGGAAATCATGCCTTTCGCCGGCAGAGCTTTTATATATAAGGGTAACACTTCCGTCAGACTCTTCATTAAATCCAAGCTGACGCAGCTCAAGGCTGGAAAACAAACCGGTATCATCATTAGTATACTGCCGCCGCAGAATATCAACTTCCGAAGCAAATGAGCTTGTCAAATAACTTGAGGTAGCGGTAACGGAGGACAATGAAGCCTCCGAATCATACTCACTAACCTCAACCGAGCCAGAGCTTGATATTACTGGAGATCCTTCGCCGGATGTTTTGCTTATGTTAATTATACTCATGAAATACCCTCATCTATATTTTCACCGCCAATTTGTTCGTCTAGTTGTGTTCCTCCAAACTGTTCATCTAACGTCATTATCTCCGTACTTTCGGTTACATATATATTATTTAACGTTGTAAACATTACCCTGACAATAGAGTTTGCATAGTCTAAAGATATGTTCGTTATCAGGCCTTGCACAATTTGGTCATTTGTATCTTTCAGGTCTTTATAAAAAATGAAATTCCCGATTCGGATCTTAAAGAAGTCATGCTCTACGGACGCATTGTAGTCAATGTAATATTTCAAATCTACTGCTATTTCGTAGTCAAAATGCACATGGCTAAACACCTCCAGTAATTTACCATAATCGTTTAATACCGTTAAGTTAGGTGTGTAGTAAAGCGGAGTAAATTCCTTTGATCTTATGTTTTGACGCAGATAATAATAAGCCTCTTGGATTGACTCCAAAACAGCCGTACTTGGAAAATTACTCTCAATATAATCAGTGCTATCAACGGTCAACGGGTCGTTAATGTCATAGATAACGTTTCGTGTGTTTTGCGAAATAAAGGTTCCATCAGCGTTGTCGTTTTCGGATCCTGTGTCACACGTTATGTTAATTAAGCTGTAGGCATCGTTATAATAACTCGACACCTGCACATCTGACATAGACCCATATATTGGAGTTACTCCAGTAGTATTATAAAAGTCTGACAAATCCCGGCTTAAAAGCGTAGTGTTTACCACAGTTAGCTTTCCATCCAGGTTAGTGCCTATCTGATTGTATCCCCCAGAAAACAAATCTCCTATCATCTCATCGATTGTTTGCCGCTCTTCCTCGAATGAGTTAAACGCTGCGTATGTGTTGCAATATGCATTAGTCGGAGTGTTTTCATACTCAACCTCGATCAAGCTGTCTTTACCAACAACAAAAGACGGTATTTGCTGCGAATCGTCCAGCATTACATCTTTCTGCGTCCACATCCTGTTAATGACATAATCACTTAGAGCGGGTAACTTATAATTTGCTGAATCTGAGCTGGCGTTATAGGATAGGTTAACGCTTTCTAATTTTGAATATTCTTTTTTGTAAAAATGAAAATTATTAAAAACAAGTTTAGCGACATGTTCTCCAGGTCCATCAGTTGAAACAGAAAAGTTAATGTATATATACATTTTTTGACCAGACTCTAAATTACTTTTAGAAATTGATAAAGGCCCTACTATATCATTAGAGTTTAAGCAAATTTTTGATAGTTCTGGCTGAGCTGGAACGCTACTAATTTCAAATGTAGAGTGATAAGGTTCATCATGCATTTGCGCGCCCAAAGTCATAAAACTATGATAATAACTATCGTTTGTATCTAATAAAATTCTTCTTGGTAAAGTACCATTACCTGAAGCAATAGCAAAATCAGTTGTTGAGTTTGCCGCGTCATATTCAAAATCGCTTCTTGATGCATATATTTTAAATGTAGTTGTGGTGTTTGGTTTAAAAACAGTATAGTTACCTGTAGAGCTTATGAACTGAAATAAAAATCCAAATTCTAAATTTTCATCATCTGGTATTTGATCAAATGGGATGCTAAGCAAAACACTTACATTATCAGTCGTTGAGCCTGTTTGTACATAGTCTATATATGTCGGGATTGAATCAGAACCTAAATAGTAAGAGTTATAATCATTAGTAAATGTTTCCTCTGAATTGCCGACATATGTTAACGTACTATAAGAACTAAACTTGCCTTCATATTTTGGATGTACAGAAAATTCCTTAATCAACACATTTCCCATACTATCAACATATGGCATTTCTTTCTCAGCATCATAGTCGCCGGATCCGTCAATAGAGTAAGACGTGCGCGTGTTGGTGGTCATCTTAATAGCACGGACAAGGTTTAAAGAATATTTCTGAGCAAACCAGAAGTTTTGTATCGTTACTGCGTTTGTTGTTCCAAAGCAATTGTTTTCAAAGCCTATAGTCCGGGCCTGATCCTGAGTGTAAGAAAACTTGTCGGGGTTATCCATTAAAACAAAGTCAGGAGAATCAACGGAAGTAAGGCATACATAAACCTCACTATTAACAAGCTCAGAAGGATCACCAGAAACATAGATGCGATACCGGCTAAATGATGAGTGGTTATCTATCCACTCTATGCGATGCACAAAAAATGTCTGCTTATTCTCAGGGAAAGCGACACCCCACATAGGAGAGGTGTTCGAAATGCTTGGATTTATAACAGACTCTTCGCGGCTTTTTATTTCGCACAGTGTCGCGTTATTCAAGAAGGCTAAATAATTATCAAAGTCTCCCGAATCAAAGTCACTTTTTAAAGGGCCATAAATCAGTATCTCACCGAAGTCAGAGCCCGGAGCATTAGTACCCTCCAGGACACCAAGGTATTTATAAAAGTCCTCTCCTTTATACTCAAGTGTATCATAAGGGTCTATTCCGGTAGTTAAACTAGGAGAGGCCGGATCCACCAATATAGGGTAATAACTGTAGTCAATAGGCTTGACCGCGTTTTCAATATTAACTCCGATGCTTGAATCTACATTATACCAATGTGACCCGGTTAGTGGGATCTTCCGATTTGATTCATAGTTTTCAATTGCTGTTTTACCTGATACAGGGTAGGACTCCAAATTATGAAAAGCCCCCAACATTAAATTAGGCAAGACCTGATCTTTAATGCGCTCATACAAGCTACCCAAAACAAACTCAACGGAAGAGCCGCTAAGATTGATAGCGGTCACAACACCCTTATAAACATCCTTTGTTACAGCGCCATTTATAACAAGGTGCACCCGGACAACGGAGTTAATTAAAGAGGACCGGTCTTGCAAATAATCTGGATAGAAATCCTCATAAATAATTGTAAAACCGCCGTTGCTGAATATCTCATTACCATCGCCGTTTAATACATTGGTGGAGGCTTCAAAGCCGGCAACGCCGCTATAACTTACATAGTTAGCCAAATACGTTTTACCATCATAAACGATATCGCTGTCAGACGTGGTAAAAAGAATTCCAAGGTAATCAATTTTATAAATGGCTTCTGAAAAATCACCGCAACTTAAAACATAGTTATCACTTGCAATGTCCTGAATAGCCACTGGAGAAAGGCCATATACGGCGTTAGAAGCGATTGAATTTAGTATAAGGGTTTGGCCATCAAAAGAATATACACTCCCGTCAGAGGCCCCGATATACCAAATGGAATAAGTGCAGTCAAAAGTAACAGACCGGAAGTCAACGGTAATCGAGCTATCGGTCAAATCGGAAAAGCTCTCCGCGTCATCGGTTGAGTAAACTACTGATCCAGCATCACCAACGCCAACCCAAACACCGCTCCCATTATTTGCGATTTGATAGAGGTCTTCGTCAACTGTTCCGGTGTTGTCAATAAATGTTGAAGGCGGGTTACTTGATAAATCAAACGTATATAAAAGCCCGTCATCTCCTACGGTACACATTCTGGAAAAGTCTTGTCCATACTTAAACTCAATTGCTACACCTCTCTGAGTAACAGTAGAGGCGACGAGATCAGTCCAGGTAATAGCCTCATAGCCTCCGCTTAGATCTTGACTATAAACAAACTCATTGACGCCTACAGCCCAAATACGGCCGCTTGCCGGGTCAAACGCAGCATCATAAAGTATATTTCCATATGTGTAATCTGTGGATGAGCTTAAATCATTTGTTTGAGAGGTGATATAAACCGAATCGCCTACCGCTACACTCATGTAAGAAAAAGTTTCCGTACCTGAGTCAAAATAAGGAATGCTTAAAACAGCGTATAAATCTCGACTTGTAGATGATGTTACACTTGACCATGTCTCACCAAGGTCTGACGATGCAATGATATTACCGCCAGAACCAACGGCTATAAACACCGGGTCTAAATACGGTGCTACACAAAACCTGGAATTATACATAACCTTGGTTATACCATATAAATTACCAGTATCGCCGCTTAATGGAGTGGATATCGCCGCACCTTGGATTACTTCGCCGCTTTGCGAAACATCTATTAAAAGAGCCTTTTCGTATTTATTTCTATTCATGATTTGTAACCCTGTAATTTTAATGTCAATGACCAAGACTTTAGATTATTCCGATCCAAAGATAAATCTAAAATAAACATTGAATCAAAATCCTCAGCAAAGAAAGGGTTTAGGTCCGTCCAAGTTGTAGGAAGAGTAAAAGCGTTTCCTCTGATAGTGGTGATTATATAAGCCAAAAAAGCCCGGGTCATATCATAATCAATTGTAAATGTAATGTCCTGTATATACGGCCGGCCGTAATCGGAAGAGATATAAACATCGCCATAAGTAGAGCTATTAATAACATCCGAAGACACATAACCCTGTGTGTACGCGTCCGGATATATTAAGTCTGGAATACTGCCGGAAGTCTGAGCAGTTAAAACAGTAGCCGGCACAATGCTAAACGCCAACTCCCATAAGTTTAAATCAACTCGGGAAGGCTGTTCAACATCAAAGGTAAAATACTCTTGACTGCTACCAAGCGTATATATATCAGGGCCAAAAGGAAATTCGTTTTCGATGAACGTCATGTTTATAGCGTCATTACGCCTAACAATGTCATAAGCATTTTTAATATTTGTGTAAGAATCTTTTAAAGTGATCTTAGAGGTAAGCTCATCATTATTTATACCATAGTCCCACGTTTTATAATAGCCGCTAGACAACTGATCACGCTTTATCTTTGCATTCCAAACAAAAGAAGGCCATTCTTTCATTTGAAAGTTTGTGTTTGGATAGAAATTTGGGAAATACATTTTAGAAACCTCTTACAGCTTTGCGCCCCGACCGTGTGTTTCGAAAGTTGGAATCAGCAATAACCTGATCAAGCACCCTAGTACCTAACTGTAGCTGAATGATTGTTGGTTGATTTTGATTGTTATTACTTAATGTTGAGTTGCCTTTTATAAGGTCATAAAGTCTTTTGGAGTCCTGATTATTTAAAACCATCTCCCCCGGGTTTGCTGCGATTATCTGACGGTCACCAAACATTGATGTGCCAGTCTGCCGCTGTACAACACCAGAAGATGCATAAGACGGGACGGCGGCACTTTTAATAGCACTTACAGCCCCCATAGTGGTCCCTAGCGCAGCAGTTGCAGAAACAACCTTTGTGATTACCCCACCAGCCTGATTCGCCATAACAGAAGCGAAAGCCCTCCAAGCGTCAACCGTGGCTAAAACAGCGGATGCAGCCTGCAAGTATTTAAAAAACTTAGATGTCTCGCTACCCATGTTTTGGATGTTTGACAAGCTTTGCTGAATGCCGGCGACATTTGTGTCCCAAAGAGTCTTCGAACTTTCAGCAAGTTTTTTATTCAGCTCATCGGTACGCCTTTTATATTCGTCATCTATCTTTTCTTTTGCACCAACAACTTGTTTGTATTTCTCTATTTGCTCCTGATACCAAAGCTCTGTTTCTTCCTTCTCGCGCTCTAACGGCTCCTCAATAGCCGCGATCTTCCATTCTTTACGTTTTGCTTCAAACTCTTTTTCCAGTGCAAGTTGCTCATCCTGCATCTTTTGGGTTTGCTTAATAAACCTTTGTTGCAAAGATAAATCACGCTCAATCTCTTTTATATTAAGCTGTTCCAGCTTGCGCCTGTAAATGTCACTAATTAAAAGCTTTTTATTTTCATTTTCTCCATAAAGCTCAAGTTGCTTTTTATACCAAGCCTCTATTTCTTTGCGCTCTTTTATAATAACATCTGTGGTAAGCTCTAGGCGCCATTTAGCAAGCTGCTCATAAAAAGACTTTTCTTTGTCTAAATCAATTGTGCTGGCCGGAGCTCCGGGGGTTTCTGTTTTAGGAGGCTTTGCCAGTTCTTGCTGTTTGATTTTCCTTTTAACAAGCTCTGCATTTATCGCGCGCAGTTGATCAAGGTCTTTACCATTAAGATCATACATTGTCTTTAATGGGGCAAGTTGATTTTTAATACTAGCAAGCCTTTCTTTATAGGCCCTTCCCTCTTCTTGCATCTTGGCATAATTTTGAGTACCAGAACTAAAGTCTTCCCAAGATATATTTTCCAACTCTCGCTGAAGTTTTATTATTTTTTGAAAATCGCTAATAGCTTCTTTCGTGCTAAATTGATCTGCAAGCTTTTCAGTCTCTTTGCGCTCTGTAAAAAACTCCGTCCACCAGGTGAGGGTTTCGGTAAGGGTCTGAGTTAAAGAGCGTAGCATCCCATCTGCTGAATCTTCAATTGCAATTTGCATTTCAGACCAAGCAGACTTAAGCTTTGTCACGTCTCCCAACAAATTGTCAAGCTTTAACTCAGCCATGCGGCGGACAGCACCATCAGCCTTTTCTAAGCTCTCCCGGTACTCATCTATTTTATCCGCATTTTTTAAAAGGACCTGTGCGGAGGTAGCGGATAATTTACCAAACAAATCAGAGACTTCAGAAAATGTAAGACCAGCTTTAGAAAGGGCTTTTAATTTTTCCGTAGTTGTCGCCGCCGCATCTACGCCCAAAGATTTTAATTTCTTTGAAAGCTCACTACCTTGTGAATTTAAATCTATAAAAACACGCTTTAACGCTGTCCCCGCAACAGTCCCGTGTATAGCGTTATTTGCAAGTATCTCAAGATAAGAAGTAGTTGTCTCTAATGTCTCATTAACAGCATTGGCAGCCGGTCCCGCATACTTCATAGATTCAGCGAACCTATTCATATCCAATGCCGAATTAACAAAAGAAGTGGCCATAACATCGGCCACCTTAGTGCTTTTAGCTGCATTCATTTCAAACTGCTGTAAAGTAGAAGCCATTGTTTCGGCAGAATACGACATCTCTTCGCCTGACGCCGCGGCTAAATCCAAGACAGAAGCGGAAGATGCTACTATCTCATTGGTTTTAAAACCAACTTTAGCAAGCTCAGTGAACGAATCAGTAGCCTGCTTTGCTGTAAACGCAGTAGACGCGCCAAGGTCTCTAGCGGTGTCCTCCAGTATTGATAATTGGATGGCCGTTGGCTGAGCTATTGCCTCAAGGCCAGATAAAGAAGCCCGGAACTCAGCCCCCACCTTTATCGAATCAGCAAGAACATCAAATGTTTTTTTAGCGGCTGCACCGAAAGCAAGATATTTAGCAATAGGAAGGGCACTTCCGAATTCTTTAAAAAGCGCACTGCCTTTTTTTGTCTTCTTATTAAGATTCGTTTGATTTTTTTCTAATGAGTTTAAAGCCTTAGAACCATTCTTTTCTAAACGCGCAAATCCTGCGCTCATCTCGTCTTTTAGATCGAGTAATAGTTCTACTTCATCCTTTTCAACACTCATTTAAACAACGCATTCTTTTTATTCATTTCTGCGATCGCACCTTCTTGGTACTGTACCAAGCTGCGCAAATAATCAAACAAATTCTTCATATCCCAAAATATTTTTGGCTGGTCCAGGAAGCCGCCATTAAAAAGCCTCACAGCTCCTTTCGTTTCGATGTATTCGCGCAGAGACAGCCAACATAGGTTTATTTTAGCCGGCAAATCACACATAATAGACTCTTGTTCTTTTACTGTCACTACGCGCCAAGAAAAACAATTCTTAGCCTCATCAAAACTCAATAAAGCACCATCGTCTGAAATAGGGAGCCCGCATTCTTTGCCATAGTGTATATCGCCACTAAAAGCAAGCATACGAAACACAAGCCCCGGAATTACTCCTTTCCGATAGCGCCTATACCATCTATCTCAAAACAAAGTTTAGTGGCCTCAATCTCTCCTATCTTTTTAACAAACATAGGTATATCTTCTTTTTCTAATGCTTGAGAGTTAACACGTATAACAGGAATAGCAAGCACATGGCAAATCCCTTCGCGCGCCTCTCCAGTAAGCTTTATTACACCGGCCTCATCGCGACAAACAGCCTTACCACTGTCTTTATCCTCATCAAAACATTGCGCTATTTCGTCCCTGATAGACGACATTTCCAGCATGTTTTTTGTATAATCAGCGGCTTCCAATATATCAAGCTCTTCTATCTCAATCTCATAGCCGTTAATTTCTGTTTTGAACACTTCTTTGTTAAACAATGACATTTATTTCTCCTTTTTTATCGTTTATCATTTACCTATTTAACGACATAAAAAAAAGGCATCCCCGAAGGGACACCTTAAACGATGATTTGGAGAAAATCATCTGTCAGATAAAACACATGTAGTAATCACCATCGGAGTCACTCTCATCAAACGCACGGAATGAAAGCTCCCAAGTCATTATATTGTCAGTAAAGGAAGAAGACGGAGGGGAGGAAAACTGCACATTACCACGGAAGTAAACTGTATTTGATGTAGTCCCGTCACCTATCCTGTACTTAACCTTCATTGACGTTCCTGTTCGATAAAGTTCTTGTGGATCAAACTCAGAATAAGGTGAGGCCTTTACAGTAAGAACAAAAGCCGCAGAACTCCGATCTACAATGTATGCACTGTCAAAACCGGTATCATCGCTTGCGTTTTTCCAAAGAGTAGTGCTATTTCCTAAATCGAATTCAGCGGACTGGCAATTCATCGCATAAGTTGTCGCGCCGTCAACAAGCTCAACAATTCCCCCCACGAAAGCAGCCGGCTCATTAGCAGTATATGTGGCAGTAGGCAGAGCCGTGTCTGTCCAGTTATCAGGATCGTCCTTGCCTTGGATGGTAAAAGAAAATTTCGTTAACTCCAAAGCGGTAGAAGAAAAAGTACAAGTGCCGGCACACTCACGCAAAGCACGTAGCAAACCGTTATTCCACAAAAACACAGAACCAACCTGCTCAGAGGTTGAATCGGGGTAGACATAAAAAGAGGTGTCAGACACGGAAGAAATAGTTCCAACGGCATCCACTCCCACAGAAACATCTTCAGCGGCAGCAAATGTACCAGTAACGCCAGAAACGATAATATTCACACCGTCAATAACTTTTATCGTCCCAGTTGCCCCGCTTGTGTCGCCCGTTAGAGTGTCTCCCTCTTCTGCGTTTGTCGCGGCTGCGGTTAATACGATTAAAGGATTTTCTTCGTAGCTTTGCCCGCATACTTGCAGCGCAGGAAGTATCGCAGGGTCCAGAGCTTGGTCAGTCGAATGCAGGTTACCGTTTAAGGTGGCTGTTCCTGCGTTACCACCGGGAAGGTCTTTTTTATTTGACATGGTGCGACCCACCACATCAGCTTGGGAATTAGTAGTGCTATCCCCCATATCAATATTAGAGTCGTTGGTTACTTCAAGAGCGTTTGTTAAAGAGGTTGGAGGCGTAGGATCCGTTCCTCCAGTCTTAAGCACAACAGCTGCTAAGGATAATTTTTGTTTTATAGACGACATTCTATAGCCTCACATTTCATTAATTACTTATTTAACGACTTTAATTTAATGGTATTTTTATCATTAGTTCCCAAACTATATTTGCATAAGTCTGGTATTCCTTGTTTGTGTTTGGAGAGTAAGACCCGTCAATCATTACAACGTTTTCGGCGCCACTTAAAGTTATATTTGAATAAATTGTTTGGATTATGTTTTGAAAATCAGTGGCCGCCGCTTTTTTTCTCTGCGCTCCGGTTAGCGTGGAAATACTACCACGGATAAACTCAACATTGTAGTTAAGCATTAGTGTTAAATGATTTGTTTGCTGGATATCTGCTGGCCGTATATCATCAACAAAGGTCCAGCATGAAACGCCCTCGGTAACATCATCGGTACTACCATCCTGATTCATCGCAAAACCTAAATCGCCTATTGCCGCGTCAAAAACAGAAATCACATCATACATGTTCGCCATAGGTTATCCTCTGTTTGTCTCGACAATACTCGGAGTAGAATAGACGGTATCATCATCGGGAGGGTTGTCAGGATCGTAGACCTCATCTGCTTTAATATCAGCTTCTGCCTTTGCACAAGCGGTTGACCAAGTATTATACCGTAACTCCCATTGATCTACAGCGATGTTTTCTGCGATCTGGCTTAAATCGCTTCCGATGCTTGAAAATGCCACATCCACACACACCTTTAAGATAAGAAACTCTTTTACTTTTTTTTCCGGTGATGTGGGTAAGTTAGCAACCGGGATGTTTAAAGTATCTGCCAAGTCATGCCAATAAACAGACACCAAATCATCAGCAATAAAAGCTGGTGTGGTGGTCACCTTATGCATAACTTCAGAATATTTAGTAAAATCGGATGTGGTTAATATAGCCATGCTAAAACCCCAGTTCTTTGTATATTTGTTTAGACGCTTTTTTTAAAGTGTCTAATCTTCTTTTTCTCCAGGCCTTTTCAAACCACTTCAAGTTTTTATTATTTTTTGTAGTGCTTCTAACGCCTTTCGCGCGCCCGGTCCTTTTTCTCCCCATCCACACGCCACTGACTTTATGGCCTTTTTTATCAGGCCTAACCCAATGCCACTTTGTGCCGTAATAAAGATATGTAGCATAAGACAACCTTGTATATAATAAAGAGCCTAATTCCTCTCTCTTGCGGCTTAACGATCTTGTTAAGTGGCCCTTCTTATCTTCCCAGGGATGTTTCGCTTTGACATCAGACAAAACTTTTCCTGAGGCCTTCCAATATATATTTGAGATTGACAAGACTATTTTTTTTCCAGTCCCGCCATTATCTCCAAATATATTTGTAACATGGGCACTAAGAGCCGAAAACGAATTAACCGTTGTCTTCTTTGACATCGCTTATTGTCTGTTCATCGTCTTGTTTCTTTTGCGCTCTTTTGCGGGTAGTCTTTGCGATGCCCGGCAGTAAAGCAACATTAAAACGATCATATTTTTCCAACAGTGACTCCGTGAGGACGTACACTGGTATTAACACCTTGTCCTCAGATTCAGGATCAATATAATGTTTTTTTCGATTACTCCAAAAGCCTTTCGATTCAACAAATGCCGCATCAACAACACGGTAAGAAGAAAATTCTTTCATCTTTGGCGTGCCATGCGGAATAATCAAATAAGGCCTTTTATCTGTCTTATTCCTCTTCCCAGCAGGAGTAAGGCCCCTTAGAGCCTGCTGAAGCTCTGGGGAAAGGTTTTGTAAAGAATTTTGTAATTCACCATTCATGTTTTAATCTCCTTAAATAAAGGGCTGAATAAACAGCCCTTTAATTCATCGTTATTATTAAGCAGCGGCCTGAGGTACAATCAACTGAACACCGCAAATGTCTTTCACATTATCGACAATCTGGTCCCAGTTTGTGGCGGTTGCTAATTCTGCGTCACTGGGGAAAACACCTCCGTTGGTTTCGTCCCAGGACAAGCCACGTATGCCAAGGTCAAAGTTATAGTTTGCCTGCCATTGTGTATACAGGTTTTCTTGCCCTGTCTTTTCTTCCATCATGTTTGTTTGGGACGTATTTGAAATCTCAGCAGCACCGTCAACCAAGCCAATAATTTTGTATACATCACGAGTACCATCATTATAAGCAAGTGCCGGGTCATCTGTAACGATAACAGAACGCCCCTGCAAAGGAACTGAACCATTTCGATACGCCATACCAGTAACATCTAAAACATTGTCATCAATAGCATTGCCGACAAGTTGATAATAAGCCCCACTATGCATTGCTAATGTACCAATAGAGCCACCTTTATCACCAAACTTTGCAAACATGTTATTTAACATTGCTTGAGTAACAATAGCTCCACCAGCCGAATTATCAAGAGTAGCCGCAGCCACACCATTCAAGCCGGCTCCAATGCATGCAAGAGATGTGTTTACCTGGTCCAGCATGTAAGCGTCTGCATACTGATTGGCAACCTCAGTAAGAGCCTCAGCTGTAGCAGAATTCATCTCACTCCCGCTAACAGCATCCATTATTACAGCATTAGGGATTATGATAGGGGCAAAGCCACCAGCGATTTTAATCTTTTTGTACAGTGACTCGCTGTAATCGACTGGAGTAACTGCATCAGTAGAAGACGGATCACGCCTATACTGGCTTGAGCGCAGGTTGTTTGCAAAGCGGAAATTGCTTACTTCGCCCGATCCACTAAAACCGCCTAAACGAATTGCATTCCCAAAAACAGAAATATTCTGAGACAACCGATTCTTCGCAAGCTCAGTCAAAATGCGGGTTGTCTGGTCAAACATCGAAATGTTTGCTAAAACTTCATTAGCCATAAAAAGCCATCCTTTTATCTAAAATTTTACACTGACGTCATGACTCTTTGTCTTGCCGCCAGAAACTTTTCTTTAGCCGTCTTTCCCTCAGCTATTCCTTTTGCGCCTACCGCGCCAACACCAGAAGCCCCGCTACCCGGGACGACTGGATTTACCTTTAAATACTCTCTCTCATTGACATACTTTTCGATCAAAGAATCAACACTATCGCCAGCTTCAGATACAAGCTCACCGGCTGAGTTTTTAACGAAAGTATATTTCAACGTTAAATAATCAACTGCATCGGATAACGCCTGATCCGACTTAACACCAGAGGAATACAAAGCGTCTCTAACATGAGACTTTGACTGCTCTGTAAGAGTTTCTTTCTTCGCTTGGTTTAACTCATTTTGATAAGATGACAAACTCCCCTGGAGCTCTTCGACTTTCTTAGTTAAACTCAAAACATCGATTTGGCTAACCTCATCAGCACCTTTAGACTGCTGACCAACAGCAGACATTAACTGGCTTAATGATGTTTTCAGCTCCGTCATAGAGCCGGCGTATTCTTCAGATTTTTCCCGATGTCCTTTAGCCTCTCCCTTTAGCTTGCCGGTCTCGCTCTTAATTGCCTCAACGATAGCAGCCGGGTCAAAGTTTTTAGGATCGAACTCTTCTTTTCCGACCTCTTCAATTTTTGTTAACGCTTCTCCAAATTCCATATCATTTCCTTTTTCTTATTTAACGTTTTTTCTTTTTAACTTTAGTATAAAAGCACCCGCACAAGGTATGCCGCGGCAATGAAGGAGCTTCCTGAATTGATCTATACGTCTTTCCGGCATAGCCCAGACATTCAGAGCAATGCTTTTCCCTTGCGCCTAGATTATATAGCACTTCGCCAGTCATTGTCTTTAATGATTTTAAATATGTGACACGAGTCTTCGTTGAAAGGCGTATTGCATTTTCCCGGGCGTTCATATTTATTCCAAGCATTTGACCAAATCGGTTTGTAATGTCTTTAGCTATCGCCTGCATTAACTCTTCATCCGTGCGCCCTGTTATGCCCATTGACTTTAAATAGTGCCGTCTTTCCTTTGTTAGATGCCCTACAGCTTTGTTATATCTATCATAGTTTTTGATAACAGTGCCACGGAAAAGCTTTATACTAACATTCCATGTTTTATTTAACTGAGTATCTATTGTAGGCGCGCCCTTTGAGTCATAAGCTTTTTCATCTTTTATCTCATCCCACGAAACACCATTATCTTTTTCAATCTGCTCAATCAGCCTTGTCCTATAGGCGGCTTTATGACTTTTAAATACCTGTGTAAGCTCTCTATTAACCTGAGCCTTTGCTCCTCCTCCAAATATCTCTCTGGATGACACCTCTATTATATCATCTAACAAGTCTCCTGAAAAAGCACTCCCAGAACGCTTTGGAATGGATCCAAGGAGACTTTCGATTTCTTTGTCTATGTCTATTAGATACTCGACAGCCATTATTCTTCAGAGCCTCCACCTTCTTCCTCTATGTCTTCTGCTCCTTCAAAGTCATCATCTAATGACCCTATCTGCTCCGTTGAGTTAGCTTCTTCAGCGTCTAAAATATCTTGCTTACGCACAATAGACGCATTAGGAAAAAAGGAAACCGACATTTTTTTACGAATTTCTTTTTGAGTGAAATCAGATACACCAAGGTCAACAAGGCTGTGAGCGTTTAAAAGTTGGTCAGTTAAAGTAAGAGATGCAAAATCGTTGGGGTATTCCACGATATAATCATTATCTATTCCGACTTTATCACAAAACGACTGAACAATAGCTTCTTCAATCTCTGACATTTTCAGAGATCTTGTCTTTAGCTGTTCTATCCGCAATATATCAGAGTAAGCCCTGGAAGCCCCTGACGCATCCGCTGAAGTTGATAATACATTTAGGTTGCATGTCTCAAAGATTTCTTTTTTCTGCGCTTCAATTTCCTCTCTAATAGATGCCATCGTATTAGGCGGAACAATGTAATCTGGCTTTTGCATTGGTTGGTTAGATAGAGGGGCGCCATTCCAAACATTGTTTTCCGCGAATGTTGCATCTTTTTCTAGCGGTTGGTTACCATTCCACAAAATCGGAAATGTCATTTGGTCACATTGCAAATTAATCCTTGACTGCAAGTTATAAATCGACCGACACCTATAGGCTATTGTTGCGTAAGATGATGGAGGCAGCTCCCACGGGCTTTCGTACCCGCCAAAGCAACATACAAGAGGCTCTGTTAATGGTTTCCCAGGCTCTTCTATTGGCGCGTATCCGTCCAAATCATCAGAGTACAACGCTTTAAAAAAGAATCCATTATCATAAACCTCGTATTGCGGGACTCCGTTTAAATCACCGCATTGGTAACGCATATAGATCAGTTCATTTTCCGACTTCAACTCATACTCATTAATAAACAGAGGAGTCACTTTAACAACATACGGGTAAGCGCGCACTTGAGACATTTCCAAACGAGTTTCTGGCTGCTCTCTCAATGAGTCAACAAAAGTAATTACAGAGCCGAACATTTCCATTTCGATTGCCATGTTACGCATAAAGTCTGCAAAGCTTGTCCCGTTGCCGTCACAGTCCCTAAGAAACGCATTTAACAAATCATTTTGCGAAGAGCGTGATACGCTATTAACTATAGGATAGACGCTACCACCTACAACCATCTGCATGTAATTGGCATAAGAAGAAAGCCTTAACCGGATTCTGTATTTTTCTACTTTTTCGTTTGACCCCTGAATTAAGTAAGAGCCATCTTTAAACCCACCGCTCCCGTAGAACGCATCAGAGATAAGCTGTTGTTCAGCCGTGTCAACAAATATTCTGCCCATATATAAACCCGCTTATAAGTGCTTTAACACATATTTAACGTCATTTATATTGAGCCACTCAAACAAAGACTTGTTTGCGATCCTTTGGTATAATTAAAGCACATTGATATCGCATCACCCTGGTCATCATGGTCATGAGACATGTCTTCGCGGAATTCGTCAAGCTCTTCTATTGCTGTTTTATTCCACGGCGCTGAATTAAAATAAACTCTGCCGGAATACATAGCAGTGGCAAGGCCGATGTTTTTAATAGGCTTAGATACTACACTTTTCCAGGGTATAATAGTATGACCATACAAATCAGGGTCAGCAATAAGGTCATCGTAAACGGCTATCTGAGGCCCTTGAGCGTCAACAATGCAGGGGCAGTTTATTTCGTTTAGTTTTGCTTTGATTAACTGCTTTATTTGTGGGATCTTAAAACGATGCCTCTCAACATGCAGGACGATAAAATTATTATTGTTATCAACCCCACACAAGGCGTATGCCGTGTAGTCACTTTTGTTATGCTCAGTAAACGCTAAATCAAACGCCTGAACAAGGTGAGTAATAACGCCATAGCCATTATATTTAATTCGTTCGGTTGGGAAATATTTGTCACCAAAAGAAACTACTAAACCCTCAAGCTCTTGTTTTGCAAAAGGGCTATCAGGGCCGCCGTATTCCTTCAGGAGCGTCTCATAAAACTTTTCTGAAAGAAAATAATTTTCTGAAAGACTTTGTGTTAATAGTAAGCAGTCATCTTGCTTTGATAACTCATAAACCCAGTCTTTACCTTTAGGGGATGATGTTATATAAACAGTTCCGTTAGGGTTTGCCGACATACGGCCAATTGCACGCAAGTAACAAGCGTTGTTTTTTAAATAGCTCCCCTCATCTATCCATACATGCCCGCACTTAAAAGCTCTTATCTCCTCCGGCTTTTCTCCTGACCGCAAGATTACTTTGTTCTTCCCTATCCACACCACTTTTTTGCTTAGTACGGATCGAACGGGAATATCCATCATCTCACCGCACTCTTCCAGAGTAGACACCACACCATCTTCAAGCATCTTATATGATGGGGCTATCGCAAGGACGTCTTCTTTGTCTTGTAATGTATGTTTAAAGGTACGATAAGACCCGACATATGTCTTGCCTGATCTAATGCCAGCGCGAAATATCGTCACCCTCTTGTTTGATGTCAAGAAACTTACCTGTTTAGGCAATAGGTCAATATTTCGAACACTCAAATACTAGTCTCGCTTATCTTTTACATTGATATTAAAAGTGACTTCCTGATCTTGCAGCTCTTCGGCTTGTTCTTTCCATCGATTACCGCCGACATGATTCAAATAAAACTTAATTGCGTTAACATCGGGAAGGGCGTATCTTTCCGTTATCTCCATTCGGCTGCCATTTTTATCCTTAGTGATCTTTTTCTCTTTATATGTAAAACCTTCTATTCTTTGCTGTAATTTTTTTTCCGCTACATTTACTCCGTAAGCATCTCGGCCTTTTTGTATAAACTTGGAAAACTCCGGGTAATCTTTTTTCCATTGATAGATGGTTGACTCATTCACTCCGAACAAATCAGCTAATTCATTTGTCTGGCCGCCCTTTGATAAAAACACCTCTGCCATCGTGTTAAAACGCTCTTCATACGCCGTGGGCCGGCCTCCTGGATGCTTTTGTCTTTGTTTTTTAGCCATTATCAATTTGTGGGTTATCTGGATTAATTCTTAAATCTGCTACTTTCATTTTTCAACCGAAATTTATTTCAACCTGGATGTTTTTTTTTCTTACTCTTGCTGTCTTCCTCATGCCGTCCCACACAGTTTCATTGTGATCTATATAATTTAACGTTGTATCTGGAGTTGCTTTTTCGACAATCAGATCAAAATTTTTTTCAACGATTCTTTCGCGACGCTTTTCTTTTCTTATCTCATCAAGTAGCCGGCTTTTTATATTTTGCCTTAAGAATGAGCAAAAATTTTTCCGGTCAGGGTCATGCTTTGGAATACACTCCCTGACAGAAAAAAAATATTGATCCATAACATCTTGATAATTAAAGCCCTCTTTTATTACTGGCTTTGTCACATCTATACATAGTTGCACCAGCTCTTCTTCTATTTCGCGGTATTGCTGTATAAGCTCATTCGCTCTTTCGTTTATTCTTTCGTAGCTCATCGTTGTCGTCCTGTTGTCGTTGTAACAGTTGTTTATACCACTCTTTATTTTTTATGGCTTGATGTAGGCTTAAATCAGCCCTATCATGCTCCTCCATTTGATGCGTTATAATATCTGTTGTTGTCATTGTTATACCTCATTTAATAATGCTTCCGATATTTTTTTTCCAGCTTTAATCCACTCTTCCACATCGATTCCATTTAATATAAATCGCTCCCACTCATGCCACATATCGGCGCAATGCAGCCAGCATTCCCGGACAAAGTCGTCTAGCTCTATTAATTCTAAACCACCCGATTCATAAATTTTGGGGCATTCATCCAAAACAACTTGCTTATCGAAATACCGGGCCGCTAATGATGGGTCTTTTTTTGGGTCTTCAATATCATCCAATAGTAATGCGTCTTCATAGGCCTTAGACTTATGCCTATCTATATACCCCTGGAACCATTCTTTAAACTGTTCGTATGTCATTGTTATTCTCCTTTATAAACGTGGGTTTAAAGGTCACATCCGGCACAAGTTCTTTAATTGACACAAACCCACATTCTCTTAAAAAGTCTTGTCCTGCTGGTGATCCGAGCCACTGCATTGCGCTTAATACTATTTGTTTCTCCCTGTCGGTTAAATAGTCGTTAGGGGCAAGTTGCTCCCCAAAGACAATAAAATCGCAAAGGTCTCTTGGCTCACGAACACCGACAAATTCCTTTTTAAATTTATCGTGTATCTCTTTTTCTTTTGGATTGTCGTCCCATCTGTGTTTGTTAAATCCTTCCATAATTTTTCCTCCTTTTCAATTTCTTTATTCGGAGCATTCATATTTCTTTCGCTATTCCTCCTCTACTATTGATATAAATTTTTAATAGTTATCAACACCATCAAACTCAAAGCATTCTTCTGTCATGCAATAGTTATCATCTTCACATATCCACCAATCGCCGGCCCATTCATAAACATTAACTTCTTTTCCAGTATATCGGTCTAAAAACTCCAAGTCCTCTTCACTTTCATAACTTGCTTTATAAGTGCGTTGAAGGATCTGCTTTACGTTATTTTTTACTCTAGCTCTTTTAACTTTGTCAAGTATATGTCTCAGTTCTTTTTTAGAAAAACCACGCGTAACACTAAATAAACTTAATAAAAGTGCTTCTGCATTATCTGTCGTTATTTCTTTGTTCTGTAGCCTTTCTGCTATTTCTAAAATTTGTGCTTTCATTCCTCCTCCTTTACTTTTCTACCATGATAAGCCCCCAGCTCATACAGTTTATTGACACACTCTTTGAGTGAGACGCCACACTTTGTAAGGCTATCTAATTCTTCCAAACATTGGTTTAGTGTAGTTTTCAATTCACCCGTAGACTGTTTATATTCTAATTCAAGTTTATCTAATACGGCCATTTTTTCCTCCAAATTTTTTTAACAGCCCTCCTAAAAAGGAAGGCCGTCATCTAGTCCCATCGGCTCTTGCCGGCCGTC